GCATTTATTATTTTTTGAGTTCTTCTATATATAATTGAATATCGTGCGCATTATGCACACCTACTATTTTTTTAATTTTTTTATCGAATTTAATTAATGTATACGGAACTGTATAAATTTTATTTTCAATTAAATAAGACTCAAAATTTTCATTTTCCACTGAAATATAATAAATAATGGAATTTGGAATATTTACCAGGATTTTATCTAGTTCAGTGCAAGGAATACACCAGTCTGATCCAAATTTAAAAAATGCTACTTTATCTCCATAATTTAAATTAATTAAATTATTAAAAGTACTCAAATAATTAATAGTAACTCCCATAGTTGTAATATAATTTATAAGTGAGTTTTAAATTAAGGTTTAATTTAGTTTTTAATTTTATATTATTAATATAATAATGACATTTTTAGATTTTTACCAATTCGATTTAATGCATTTTATAATAATTATGTTTTCAAGTTTTATGTTTTATTTCTTATTAAATAAATTAGACAAAGAAGAGAAATATAATATTACGTGTTTTGGAATATCATGCTTTTCTGGTTTAATTGTTAGTATTATAATTTCGTATTATACAATAGAACCAGATATTCCTTTAACTTCAAACTTTTTCTCTAATTAAATCACTACAAACTTTTTCTCTAATTAAATAACTACATTTTATGGATTAATTCCGTTTTAAAAATATTATTATTTTAATAATGTCTATCAGTTTATCAAAATTTAAACCAAAAAGTATAGAAGAAAGAAGAACAAAAGGATCTGGTCCGCCTACGTGTGTATTTATAGGAAAACGCGGAACTGGTAAAAGTACATTAGTAGCTGATATATTATATTATATGAGACACATAAAAGCAGGAGTAGCAATTTCTGCGACTGAAGATGGAAACGCATATTATTCTAATTTTATTCCAGAAATATTGATTCATTCTGAATATAAACCAGAAATAATACAACAGGTGATAAATAGACAAAAAAAGGTAATAAATTCAGACACAAAAACTCCAGACGGCGATGTTTTTGTATTACTTGACGACTGCATGTACGACAAACGAATGATAAGAGATGTAAACATACGAGGAATCTTTATGAATGGCCGACACTGGAGAATAACTTTTATGTTAACTATGCAGTATTGTATGGACTTACCTCCCGATTTGAGATCTAATATAGATTACGTGTTTATTCTTAGAGAAAATATTATTCAAAATCAGGAAAAAATATACAAAAATTTTTTTGGAATTTTTCCACATTTTAGTATATTTCAAGATGTTCTCAATAGTTGTACAGAAGGTTACGATTGTTTAGTACTAGATAATACATCAAAAAGCAATAATATCCAAGATTGTGTATTCTGGTATAGAGCAAAACCAAAAAGGGAATTTAAAATTGGGACTAAAGAACTTTGGAAATTTTGTAAAAAAAATTACGACGAAAAAAAAGCAAAAACTATTCCAGAATACGATAAAAAAAATATGAAGAAAAAAAACACCCCGAGTATTTTAGTTAAAAAAATTAAATAAGTCTATTTAAAACCTGTTTATATATAAAAATTATAATAAGTTTATGGAAAAAATAAATGAGTTACTTAAAATACCTCAGTATGAACAAAGATCTCCCGAATGGTTTAAGCAACGTGAAAATAAACTTACTAGTTCAGATGCTGCAACTGCGTTAGGTATTAATCCATATCAAAAATCTATTGAAGTACTTTTTAAAAAATGTGGTCAGGATTTGAATCCTTTTGTAGGAAATGTCGCAACTTTACATGGTCAAAAGTATGAAAATGAAGCAATTGAAAAATATTGTAAAATTACTGGACAGGTTAATTATAATTTTGGACTTATAGCACATGAAGATGTTTATAAAAATAAAGACTATTACTGGTTAGCGGGATCCCCAGATGGAATTTCTTTATCTAAAACCGATCTCAATGCTAAGCCAATATTACTAGAAGTGAAGTGTCCATACAAAAGGGTTATTAAACAGGGGTGTATACCAGATTACTATTTTCCACAAGTTCAACTTAATATGTTTATATGCGACTTAGAAATTGCCGACTTTATAGAATATAGACCTCCAAATGAAATTAACATTGTACGTATAAATCGGGATGAACTGTGGTTAAAAGAAAATCTTAAAAAATTAGAAATTTTTTGGAAAGAAATTGAATTTTATAGAATTAATGATATTAAAACTCACCCAAAATTTCCAGTAAAAAAAAAAGTTTTGGACTTAACAAATTTTTCGGATTTTTCAAATTTGTGTATCGAAAATAAAACTGAAATTAATTGTAAAAAGAACGATAATCATCAGGAAATTATATTAGACAAATACTCAATTAAAGAAGATAAAAAGTGTAAATCTGAATCAAGTAATTCTAAATTAGGATGTAACTATATAAATCTCCGAGGCTATAGTATTATAGACATTTAAATACATAGTAAAACTAATTTAAGAATAAAATGTATCTTATTGCTAAAAAAAATAAGATTTAAAAGATTAAAATATATAATTAATAACAATGGGCATCCGCGGCCTAAACAGTCTTATTAAAAAATACGCTGAAGATGCAGAAGTTGTTAGTGATATAAAAAACTACAAAGGATCTATATTTGCTATAGATTGTAGCATCCTTTTATACAAATTTAAGTATGCATCTCGTTTAGAAAATTCACATTTAGTTGGTATAGTAAATCGTATTAAATTTTATATGTCTAATGGTATTTTACCCGTTTTTGTGTTTGACGGAAATCCACCAGACGCTAAAAAAAATACTATACAAAAAAGACGTGACAATAAAGAAAAATTATATGTTAAGATTGAAGAATTAAGAGATTTACAAAATAACGCGGAGACTGAAGAAGATAAAAAAAAATTAACAGAAGAAATAGATAAACTGTCTTCTCAGATAATAAGAATCAAAAAATCTCATATAACCGAATGTAAAGAACTTCTTGAAAAAGCTGGACTACCATTTTGTACCGCACCGGAAGATGCTGAAAAATATTGTGCTTTTTTACAATCTAACGGACTTGTAGATTATACAGTTACAGACGATACGGACGCTTTAACATTCGGATGCAAAAAAATTTTGAAATCTTCAATTAATAAGATAGTTGAAATTGATACACAATTCGTTATTTCTAAGTTTGGAATGTCTATGGACATGTTTGTAGATTTTTGTATTTTATCGGGGTGCGACTATTCAGACACAATTGCTAGTGTTGGACCAATGTCTTCTTTTAATATTATAAAACAACATATTACTATAGAAAATTACATTGAAAAACTGGGCTCAAAACCGGAGAATTTTAACTTTGAAATTGCTAGAAAAATTTTTAAAGAATTTGATTATGAAATTCCAAATAAATTTACTATTAATTCGTCTAATAAAAAAGAACTTTTAAAATTTCTAGAAGATAACAATTTTAAAGAAAATGTAATTTCAAAATTTTTAAAAATTTTGAATTAATAATTAATTTAATTTAATTTTATTTAATTTTAAAATTATTTTCTTTTGTTAATATTAAAATAAAATGTATGATGATTATGATATGATGGAATTCGGTCGTCGCGTAGGTCGCCCACGAGGCAAGCGCAGCAAAGGTCGCAAATCGGTCCGCAAAACTCGTGGAAGTGTAATTGTAAAGGGTCGTAAGCGCAGAGTTTACCGGGGTAAGAACGGTGCGCTATATTACCGTTCGCGTTCGGGCAAGGTTTACTTATCGGCACGTAAGATGCGTAAGATGTCGATGCGTCGCAAGGGGCGCAAGTCGGGACGTCGTGGTGGCAGACGTCTTAAGATGACCAAATCGGCTATTGCCGCTCGTCGTGCTTATCGCCGCCGCAAGGCTCGCATGAGCTTCTTCGGATCGTATTGAATGTAATTAAATGTAATTAAATGTAATTAAATAATTAAATGTAATTAAAAAAAAAATAATTGAAATTTATAAGTCAATTATTTTTTTTTTAAATAACATTTTGTATAAAAAGTTCATTAAAGTATTTCATGTATATTTATATTTTCATTTTTAAAAAAAAGTAATTTTTCTATATGTCTTAAAGAGCTCGGATAATTATTGCTTACCCTAATTATTATGATTTCATTTTCATTTTCATTATTTTTTTGATTTTCATTATCGTTTAATCCAATATCTATAACGCTTTCGTTTTTGTAATTATTTAGATTTTTAATTTTATTTATGTACATTTCTCCGTTAGGGTCTGAAAAGTTTATTTTGGCAAAAAGAACGTCTTTTCTATAATTAGAAGTATATAATAATAAATCGTTTCCTTTTTCAACAACTTTTAAACTAAAATATATAAAATTAGACGGTTGCCACTTAAAACAACCCATATTTATGCCTACTATATTCGGCATGTTATTTGATATCATAAATATCTCTTCTTCGAATTTAATTAAAGAGTTGTTCAAATCAATAAGTTCTTCTAGATAATTACAAATGTCAAATTGTGGATTTATAGTATTTTTTTTAAAATTTTCTGCTTCATTTATTCTGTCGATAAATGTATAATGGTTAATTTGTATACCAGAACTATAAATTGTATCATATATAATAATTTTATTATCTACTGAATTAACTGTTATATCGAAAAGACTATTTTTATAATAGTCTATACTACATTCTATATTTATATCATAAATAGAAAAATCTCTAAAAATTATTACAGATTTTTTAACTGAGTTACTATCTGTAAACAAAAATAAAAAAGCTTTTTTTTCATTTTTAGTATTTTTTTTATAAAAATAGTATAAAAAATTTTTAAGTTTAAATATATTTCGTCTTTCTAGGTAGTTGCATTGTTGTTGCGGAAAAACGTGTGAAAATTTTCCGTACCACAAGTTGTTTATAAGAAATTTAATTTTTTTTATATCTTGTGTATCTTTAATTTCTAACATAATTAATTTAAATATCATAATTTTCTTTAAATTAATTATTAAAATACATAAAGAAGTAGAATAATTAAATGTTATTACTACATTTATGACTACAACATTAAAAGAAGAAACATTACTTACATTTTTACTTATTTTTTATAAAGACAAAATACAAATATTAAAAGATATAGTTTATCAAAATAATCCACTTAGTTTAAGAATTATAGATTGGTTAGTTACTAACTATTCAAAAAAGTATAATGTTATATACCCTATATGTAAAAATAACGGAGATATAATATATTTTAATATATACTTAGACTACAAAAATCAATTAAAAGCTTATTCTAAAAAATTTTTTGATCCATTTTGTAGACAAAAACGAATAATAATTAATTGTGATAAATTAACTTGGGAAAATTGTTTATTAGATACATCTAAAATTGATAAAAATAATTATATAGTAACCACAGTTGGACAACTAAATTTTTTTAAATGGTTTTTAGAAAATAAAATATTTGATTTTGCTATTTTAAATATAAAATTAATAGATTTTGATATGGGTAGCGTTTTTATTAATAAAAAAAAAGGAAAAAGATTAGTTTTATCTGAAAACGCAGTCAAGGGTGTTTTTACAAGTAAACAGAATGTAATTATAAAATTTTAAAAAATATTTTTATAATTAATAAATGAATAACCTGATACAATTACAAAGACTAGCAAGATGTAATAATATTTCATTTTTTAAAGTCCGTAAAGACAGAAAAGGATATACAAAAACTCCTTTGACTA